GTTATTAGGCACCTGCCGGAACAGTTATACCTGAAACTACACCGCTTAAGCTTCCTGAAATTTCAGAAGCTGGTTCTGGTTCTTGACCAGTGAAGGTTAATGTGTAACCGTTCAAATCACCGAATGCAGTACCTGTTTGACCAGTTCCGCTTAGTAATTGAACACCATTTTCCTCACCTAAAAGCCAGTAACGACCTACACCATCAACTGAACCATTGTTGGTTTCAACGATAATTTTTAGGTCTGGATTTTTAGCAAGTACTCTTACTTGGTTACGAGTAGCACTTTGTAATTTGAAGAAAGTTGCGTTCACAGTTTGCTCGTAGAAAACAGTTCCGTTTTCTGGAGTAGACGAGATAGCTTCTGTAAAATCAGAAGTTTGTCTAAATAATTCAAACTGGAAGAACTCACCTGAACCACTAATGCTATTAATCAACCCTTCACTTTCATCAGCTACAGCGCTGATAGAACCAGATAGAATAAATAGGTTCTTAATACCACCGCTATTATCCCTACAACCCAGGGAGAATCCGGATGTGATGTCGCATGTACTCATATTTTAATCTGGTTTTAAGTTAATATTGCTGGGACCGAAGTCCCAGCTTCTATTAAGGGTTATTATTAGGCGTTGTTAGATACCCAGAATTCAGGGTAAGCAACGTTTACACCAAGTTTAGTAGCGATTCTGTGACGTAATTGATCAGTATTGATATCATACCACAATTGGAATTCACTAAAGTCACTCATCAAGTCAGTACCAGCTACAATTTGTTTAGCAGGTCCTACTACGATACGGTTAGTTGTGATACCACGAGTACCTACAATCTTAACGTTTGGTTGGAATGGCATTGCCATTTCCAATAAACCACCTCTGTTTTCTACAGATACTGGATCGAAGTAGAAGTTGTTCTGAGTACGTACGTCAGAAATCAATTCGCGGAATTTAGCGATTGACATGAAGAACGTAAGATCTTCTCTATCAGCTACGTCTGAAGACAATGACTCAAGCATTGTTTCCAAGTTAGCCAAGCTAGCAGTTGTTGAACCAGCAATTTGACCAGCGTCAAGTGCTTGAGCAGCATCTGAACCTGAAGACAAGATAGTCAATAGACCAGTACCACCATCAGTACAGCTAGCATCACCAGCCCACAAGAATGAGTCGTTAGACTTTTGGAATTGGTTTACTAATAGGTTAGAATAAACTTCAGCAGTTTTGAAAGTCTCGTTGTAGCTACCTGGCTCTAAATCAGCGATACCTAAGTAGTACTTATCCATATCTTTCAAACAAATACCGTCAAATGACGTACGTGGACATACAGTAATGTTTCTTTGAGAGTAAGTCAAAGATCCAGAAGGTGTTGATACACACGTTCCGTACTGTAGTTCTAAAGCAACCTCCATAAGGTTGATTGGTTCTTGGTGTTTTACACCTTCTTTGATGGTAACATATTCCATCGTAGAGCCACCGTAAACGATCTTAGGGATCAATTCACCAGCAACTTCATTGTTAAATGCATTTAATGCAGAAATGTCTAATGCCATTTTTTCTAATTTTTAAAATTATCTTTTAACTTTTTTCATCATGCGAATAGCAGACTCGATACGGTCAGCATTTTTCGCTTTACTAGTGTCGAATGCAGCAAATTTGTCAGGACGTTTGAATACAGTAGCAGGACCTTGTTTCATTACTGGTTCAGCCGCAGGAGCGTCTACAACACCAGCTACTTGAGCTTCGATCTCAGCCATTTTCTTCTTCATGTATCCCATTTCTTCTTTAACTACGTCAGCAATCTCTTTAACGATTTCTTCTAATGAAGGAGCAACAGCTTCTTCCATTTCAGACGTGATTTCGTCAACGACCTCTTCTACGATTTCTTCAACTACGTCAGCTACGTCTTCCATTTCTTCTTCTACTACTTCTTCTTCAGAATCGTGTTCAGCCATTGCTTCCTCAGATAAGGCTTTTTCACCATCTGCACCCATAATTTCTTTAACTACTGAATCTTCAGTTACAATTTTAGTTCCATCTTTAAGTTCGTGTTCACCATCAGGAGCGTCCATTTCTTGACCTTCTGAAGTTACAACACTAACCTTGTCACCTACTTGCAATGAATCACCTGGAAATTTAATGACGAAAGCATCATTGATGTCTGCAATCTCACCAAACGTTTCTTCTGTGATTTCTTCGTTAACGATTTCATTAGATACAGCATCAGCCTCAACAAGCGAGAAATGTTTCTTCACTAATTCTTTCAATTCATTTGATGTCATATCAAGTTAGAATTTAAGGTTAATACTATAGAATACCC